AAATTCTCCAAAGTATAAGCAATCCGATAAGCGTTAGAACAGCACCAACCCCTGTTATAATATCAGATGTTTTCTTCTGTTCCTGCCTGAGTGCCTCTATGTATTGTAACAGAAGTTGCGCTTCTAGGCTACTCATTATTCTTATCTCCTATATGGCAGGGTGTCTAGGAATCGAACCCAGTCCACAAGGTTTGGAATCTTGTTGGCTTCCACAGCCTACACCCTGCGATAGATACTATGTGGCGGGATTCCCACTCCGCTCCTTCTCTAACTCCAATAATGCTGACCACACGTAGGGCAACCGATGTGAATTTCGATTGTCTAATACCAGTCAGTCCTTACCACCCGCTTCACTTACGGGTCACATAGTATTACGCTTTATACAAGTAAGTATATATGCGTTTGTCTTGGCTGTCAACTAATCGGGCTTCAAGTTTAAACCAATCAATTATTGGGCGTATAGGGTTTTTCATTCCGTTCCTCCTGTAAAACTAGGTGTTCTTATAGAGGAAGGCGAACCCACAACTTCCGTGTCTGCCATTAGTCCTGTAAGGATTATTCTCGTTCGCTTAGTTCCCGAAGGTAACCTGCAAATCAGGCAGCTTTCTGTCGTTACAATCTATTATACTATATAGAAAAAAAGATAATGTTAAAGTTTATTATTGTTCCGGTGGAATGGTAACTTCAAAACTATCCGCAACTCTTTTCGTATCTCCCCTCACAACCTTCGTGTCTTTCCTAATCGTTATAGTTTCGTTCAATAATTTCTCAGTGACCTTTAAAATCTTCCAGTTTAAAAATAATAAAAGAACAGTTAATACAGATAAAGATATTGAAAAAATTACTAATTGTTCAAACGTATCCACAGATTCTTACGCCTTCGGTTCTAGATTAGTTTGTGCTTGTTTTCTTGCGTCACTTGATGAGGTTTCTAAGTCCTCCATAATCTTAGCAAACTGTAAAGATTCTTTGAAATCATCTTCCAAGAGGGCATAGTATATCTTCCGCTTTAGGTTGAAGCCTACTGACTCATCTAGGAACTTTGCCTGAGTGTTTGCTACTTCACGAATGAAGTATAGTTCCGTTTCATCTACCTCTAAGGGTGCTTCCGTTACGCCGTTTTCCGTAGTGGTTAACAATACAACCATTCCTATTTTATCAATTAATGAGGGAGGGACTGCAAGCAGGGCAGACTGCCCAACAGGGCGCATCCCTAAAGGGACTCCGAACTCTTTGTCCGGTAAGGTTAGAACAGTAAAGACATCATCCAAGTATAATGCCTCCGCTTTCGTAAGCATTAAAACCTTTATTTGTATTTCTTCCATATATTAATATCCAAATGTGCGACTACATTTTTTACATTCTAGCAGTGAACGCTGAATAGCTGTGCTTGTATCCTTGATAACCAAGTTGAATTCACTACTCTCTTTCAAACAACTTTCTACTCTAACATTAAAAGTCTTACATAAAAACCTTTTAATCATTCTCGAAAACATCTAAAAGTTCCTCTTCTAATTTTTTATATAGTTTCTTACGTCTAGACTTTTCTTTGTCTCGTTCCTGTTGTTGTACAGTATCTTCCCAAACACCTACAGAGTTCATCGTTTTCAAGTCGTTACGCTTGTCTCTTTTACGGTCACGCTTCTCCCAATTATTTTCCACTCTCATCATCCTTTGCATCAAACGCTATCTTCCAATTTAGATTAGGGGGTGCGCCATCGCACTTACATGACCCTAGCGACAATTCTACTTTCCCGTCCCGCTGCAAGTCTCCCAGCCACCGTAAGAAAGAGTTTTCTCCCCCTGCCGAAGCATCGCAAAGTAGACAATAACTTACTTTTATCCGTCGATTATTATCTAGTTCATCTATATTCATTATACTACATCCCGTCTAGTTTATCCGAAAGTTCTTTTATTCGGAAAACTATCAAGTCTATATCGTCTTTTATAGCTGTAACTTGTTTCTGCATCTCTTGAAACATTGCTTTCTGCTCATTAGACATTTCAACTAAATATGTTATTACGTTACTCATTAAGCTATCAACTTATCTAATTCTTGGATAAGCATTAAAACCACACCTAAAACTACTATGAGTCTAAAAACTTCCATCTATCTCTCCTTGATTTGAAGTACTATAGTAACAGTACCTCTGGTCGGGGTCAACTATATGGTGTAATGTTCTCTTTCTTTATTTGGTGTTTGTAGGTTTTTTTATATATGTTGTAGATTATATTATCTCGTTTTATGAACCCAAGCGTTCCAAGCCCTGCTAAGACCGCCAACCCCACAAAGGGTAAAACCTTTTTAGCTTTCTTTCCGTCCATTTTCTATCTCTCCTTCTATAAGTAGTTCTATGTAACGCATCGCCTTTTTTAAATCTTCTACCCCACCTTTATCTCTCCATCTACAAACATACTTTATAACATTACCTTCGGCGAAGCCTAATCCGTTTTCATTGATAAACCTAAACGGTTCTATCTTGAACTGGCTGTAATGTTTGGGGGAAATGTCATGTGGGTAAAGCAAAGCCCTGCCCGTCTTACTCTGCTCCTCTGTCATTTTGACTTCTTTCTTGCTTTCTTAGCACAAGGGACGCAAATTAAATGTCCCTTCTTCCTATGTAACTTCGTTCCACAAGCACACCTGTTCCATGTATTACGTCCCATTATTCTCTCCTTTACTTAATTATACTACACTATACCCCTTAAAAGCAAATAGCTCCCAGAGGGGGAGCTAGATACTAGATGAAGGATCACCAACTTTATTCCACGGTAAAGTACGGAGCTTTACCAGCTAATGTTCTAAGAGCAGCCCAACGTCTGTTAGACCTTCTCGTATCAATAGCCTCCTGTTCCTTAATTGTAATTTTACCATCTTTCACAGCAGTAACGATACCTAATATATCGTCTACTAAATCCATTGCTATAGCTACTATAACCCCCACCAAGAGTGGGATAAGTACAGTGATTCTAGCGATAATTCCTTGCACGAAGATTCCTCCTTACTAGCAGTTGCATTGACCAGCACATTTGCATTCACCCATGTGTGTCCTCCTTTATTATACTATACTAACAGCCGCAGTCGTCTGACTTTTTCAGCTTATCTTTTGCTTTAGCGGAAGCCATGTCCACTACCGTATCCACCACTGCACCAGTGACAGCTTGCTTTACGCCACCCTTCTTAGTAAATTGAATTAATAGTGGGAGCATTGAGTCACCAGTTGTTACCTGATTCCTTCTAGGTTGAAGTGGTCTTGATGATTCCCGTTGGTCATTCACCATTGTATATTGTATGTTGTCTTGAGACTTTTTAATTGTATCTTTATTCGCTCGTTTAGAACTCATAAACAATTGCATAAGCAGAGGTAAGAACTTCTTCAATGGTTTAGGCTCATTAGCCTTTGAGAAGAAAGCGTCCGTAGCAGCGTCACGCCCCTCTACTATCATGGACTTCTTGCGTTGCGGTGAGAGTCCTAAAAACTTCTGTAGGTTAGTAGGTTTATTCTTTATCGTTGTTGCAGTTGGTGGAGTTAACGCCTCGTTTGTATGGCTCGTTCCCAAGTCTTGACCTGCTTCGTTCACAACCCACGGGGGCTTGACGTTAATAGGTCTACTGTTTTCATCTAACTCGATCTCTGCGGTGGGAATGTATCGGTTTCGTTCCGGTTCTATTTCAGCAGGAAACCCCTGTTCATCCAGTAACTGGTGGTGAGCTACCTCCCGTTTACGGTAAGCCTCTGTTTCAAGCAGTTCCGTATCATCCTTCCCTATTGTATTGGTGAAAGGGGTATCGTCCTTAACAAGGTTTAGTAGGGAGGCTAAGAAGTTTACGTTCCCATCTTCCTTTACTAATACTGTTGTTGGGTTGTGTTCGTGTTCGCTCTTCATTAAACAACTCCCGTCAATGCAGGACTTAGTAGGTCTACCACTATCTGCTTTTAGTATATCAAAACTTGCTTCTTGGTTAACACCTTTTTCGCAAACGGTAACCTCTGCTAGTTCCATGTCATCTACCTGCATGTATGATTCCATGCCCTTTTGGATGTTTTGAGTCTTTGTAGCACTCCCCGCAATACTGTAAGATTTCAACTTACCGTCTTTAATTTGTTCCATAACCCTCTTTGCGATACGGGTATCATCTCGTAACTCACAGATGAAGAATAAACCTTTCGGGTCAACCCCTGATTTATAGATATTCCCCGACTTAGATATGTAAGCAGGTAACGCCCAACCTACCTGCACATCAGAGTGTAGTACCATTGCGTTCCTAGTACGGAAATTTTTCATGTATAAGTCAAAAGCTTTTTCTAATGCAGCCGTTGTTATTAGGTGTCCTTCCCTATCAACCATTTCCACTGAAGCCGGGCCACCTACAACCATTGGCTCGAAGTCATCTTCAAACATTCCTTGCTTCTTAGCAGCGTTCGTGTACTTCTTATTGTTAGGGAACGCCCTAACTAAAGTCATCAGTTCAGAGGGGGAGTTTAGACCCGCATTAAATAATCTTTTATACTCATCTAAAGCACCGGAAATATCGGATAGCCCTAAAGGACGTTTACTAGCTTTCTCTAATGACATAATTTCTGAGTCATCTGATACAAACTCGTACATATTTTTATTTGTGTCGATAGCCATAGTCATATTGTTGTTCCTCTATTTACTATTTACCCAACCAAGTGTAACTATAACACCCACCGCATGTACTATAAGAAAACTCATACCAACTAATGCGGTCTTTATTCCGTACATTTTACTGCGCCATTGTTGCATTGTAGCAACGTCTTCCCGTAAATCATTAAAACCTAACACAAGGGTTTTGTTTAGGGTTTCTTGATTTTCTATGTAACGATCTAATCGTTCTGCGTAAACAGCTAGTTTTACCTCGCATTCCATTGCGAGATTAGATTCGGTTGTTCCATCAGTGATAGGCATTTATGTCACCTACCCTTGATGAATTCCCCAAACTACCCCGTGAATCGCAGGAGTATTTTGGGCAGCTCTTACGGTGATCTTCTCCCTGAAGTCTATAGGCCAGTTAGTGGTGTACGTTTCACCGCCATAAACAGGGATACCTGTCGTAGACGAAGCGTCAACATCTAATCCAACATATACAATGTCTGCCGCTGTCCCAGAGGCGTTCCTAATAGTGAACCCTCTAATAACAGACATACCTGCCCTACGCTTTGAACGAGAAAGATCAGCCGTTCCTTCCCACTCATAATTCAAACCCTGCGCCCCATCTACATAATCAGCAAAGTTACCATCTCCAAATCGTTGTTCCACATGGATTTTATCTGTGTACCAATTGATATTATGTTGAGTCTTTGAGCGAACCATTACACGATAAGAAGCACTACCTGTTACCGGTAAGCGATACCTAACATTAATGGCTTGCCAAGCCGTACTCAAACTAACAGAAGAACCAGCTATGATGTCGGTTCCAGAAGAATCTTGAATTACAATCTCTGCGTCACCACTAGCAGATGCACCACGTACTTCACATTGAGCGGTTAGCCATACCTCACCGTCGTTGGCATTACCTGAGAAGGATGGGGTAGCCCAGTAGAATCCTTCTCCTGCGGCGGAGTCTGCGGGGTTAACTAGGAGGGAGGCTGCACCTGTTGATGCTTGCCCTGTGTCTCTAGATATAGCAGAACCATCAGCGGTAAACTCAGAAATAGTGGCATGTTCTATACGGGGGTTTGCCACTAGGTTTACTGAAGGGATTCCTCTATCGCAAGTAAATATAGTAGTTACCGCATCATTAGCAACAGAGGCATCTATGAGAATGTCATACTTCGTATATGCGTGAACACTAGAACGTGTACTAGGGTCTACCTCCCATCCAGCAAAATCAGTATTCTTTATTTGTCCCATTGTCAGTTATCCCCTTAATCCAAATTTTTTAGTACTCTAGCTGAAACGTACAATCACAGAGGTTGTCACCATAAGTCCATATAAACTCTAGCATCCCTGTTGGATGCGAGTTTTGGTTCCCATAATGAGCCTCTGTAAAAGCAAGTGTCATATTAGCCTACGTTAGCTTATCGACCAAAGGCTAGAATACGAACTGTGACATCTGAGCCAGCAGTATTTCCTTCATCAAGCACAGCACCGTCAGCACCTGCTTCATACAAGTCCAGTGTAGCATTTGTGTAATCATACTGAGCTACCAATCCAATGGATTCCGGTTCAGCAATTACGATAAATATTTCCTCTAAACCTAGGTCAGCAGCAGTCAGTGAGCCAGCCGCATATGTACTGGTAAATGTAGCTGTCTTAAAGACGTAACGACAGTCTCCGGGTACGCCACCCATGTCACTAGCGGTACCAGTTTGGGCAATTGAAAAAGCCATCTATATGTTCCTCCATATTTTAAAGGATGGGGGGCAGAAGTCCTGCCCCCCTAACCTTATTCAGTCTTACGAGTTAAGGTCAGTAACCTTAGCCTGTGTGAAGAAGTTCTTGCAGCGAAGCTCACCCATTGTGTAGAGCAGACCACGAACTACCAACGCATTAGCTGCGAAGTAGTCACGGTTTTCTACATACTGTGTAGGCTGTGCTACAGCAATTTCAAGGTAGTCCGTGTCAAGAACGTAAACGTTCGAGCCAAGAACCGCATCAGCAGTGCTAACACCCTTTGGAGTGTCTGCATCTGGGAGAATTGGGATACCCTGATAAGTTGCTAGGACTAGACCAGTTCGAGTGCCGGGGAACGTTCGTTCCGAACCAACACCAACCTGATACTCTTCCTGTCCCATGTACCGCTGCTGAGAGTTCAAAAGACGCTCTAGCTTGAAGTACTGGTCATGCCCAAGAGTGATAAGTTTTGGCTCACCACCATTGGTTCGGATGGTCTGAATACAGTCATCCAAGAGGTTCAGAGAGAGGTCACGCCCTGTACCGTCGTTGTCCTTAACTGTAGCTGCTGCATTCCAAGAACCGGATGTGCGGTCAGCGTAAGTAAGGTCGTAAGCTCGAACACCACCGTTAGCGGCGAAGTTAGAGTTTGAGTCGTAGTTACCACCAATTGCTTGACCGTCAACAGCGACGATATCATCAATTGAAGTGAAACCAGCACGACTGTAAATCGCAATACCGTCTCCGTCTGCAACCGCAGCAGAGGTGGTAGCGTGAGTAATAACACCAGTTGAAGTGTTTACAGCCGAAACTGCTACACCTGAAGTGTTAATCCAGTCGTTAGCCGAAGTGTCCCAAACTGTAAGGTTGTCACCAATTTTAATGTTGGCAGCGACCGAAGCAGGAACAGTAGTGGTAGTTGTGCTACCAGCGGAAGCAACGAATCCAGAACCAGCCATCAGTTCCTCGTTGATTTCCTTTACGTGGTCAAGCTGTGCATTCTCGTTCTCCATGGCAAGAACGTCTCCAATACCACCTTCAAGCTGCGCTGTGAAGACTGACTTCACTGATGCACCGAATGTGGTTGAAACGATTCGAGGCAAGCTCGATACCGTCTCAATGTTGGATACGTCTACCGTTGGGAGGCTACCTGTTTCAGTGACAGGGCGGGATCGGCTTGATCCACGGTCTGTCCTGATACGCCAACCAGCAGTACTTCCCCAAACAGTTCGGGGAATAGCGTTGAAGAAGCGAGTTTGGTTATTTAGAGCTTGCCATACCTTGCGTCCATAAGTTGTGTTGAAAATGCCTGTAGCAGAATCAACAGTGAAGTAAGACTGCTTTTGCAGATACTCAGGCCCGAATACGGAATTATACAAACCCCGTTGGGACTGAGCAAGATACTCACTTAGTGAAGGATTAGCCATCTTTTAATCTCCCATTTCTCGTTCTAGTTGTAATTTAAAGTAGTTCCTTAGGAACCCCGGCAGTGTCACCAGACTGAATCTTCAACTGGAGAGTTCGTAGTTCCCCGTATGAAAGATTAGCGAGTTGATCAACCGTATCGCCCTGATCAACAGACTTCACAATTGGAGTTGTACCGTCTGTGCCAAGTGCTTGAATTTGTGGAGCGACTAATCCGCGCTCTTCTCGGAAGCCCATCTTGCGAAGTCGAGCTTCAGAAGCTTCTTCAACAGACTTCTCGATGCCCTGTTCAAACGAAGCAAGCTGCTTGCGGAGGGAATCAAGTTCCTTCTGCATTGACTTCATTTCGTCGTCATCGTCATCATCGTCGTCTGCATCATCAGCCTTGTACTTCATGGCTTTTGTAGCGTCTTCATCCTCTTCGTTGTCGTCAGGGGTGTCAGCTTTGTCCATGTCGTCGTCCTCATCTTCGTCATCGTCATCGGCTTTAGCCATAGCTTGAATAGTGTTCTGTTGCTGTTCAATCTTTGATGAGATGTTAGCAGCAGACTCGGAATCGTCAGCCGTAGCTGCACTTCCTCCGGTAGTCTTTGCTTTTCGCTCGCCACCATTTACATCCATACCTTGATCAGCCTTTAGAATACCAGCAACCTCTGCTGCCAATTCCTTAACCAGTGCAGCTTTTTCAACCGCCTCTTCTGCGTCTGCTTCTTCTTCCTCTGCCTTTAGAAGCCGTGCATCCATTTTCTGGAGTACTTCGGCAACAGCAGAGAGAGCAAGGCCATTACCTTCTAATGCCTTCTCAATGCGTTCAAAATCCTCAGCCATAAGAGTTTCCTCCTGTATTTCCATTCCAGTTCTATTTTATCCTTGTACGGTTGGTCTAAGCCACCCCCGACCATACGAAAAAAACGTCGTAGTACATTTGTTCTAGACGTTTTATTATACTATTATTTTGTGAAAAACCTACGTATATTGTGATATTCGTATTTAATCCGTATTTCCACTCGTGGAACCACTCTCAAGTAAATGTAATATCTCATTTCGGTAGTCATACATAGGGACTTGGAGTAGCTTTTTAAGCTTCTCACATTGCGTTCCTTCAGGAATAGAAGCCTCTACTAAATCTAAAATCTTACCTACCATTCGTGAGTGCCTTTGCATCACGTATTCTTGTTCTTTACTTACCTTTGTTACGTCCATTACTTCCCCCCAGTTGTTTAATAATCTATCTAGTTAAGCCTACAACAGACATGAACTTACCTATTGTTCCGCTATCACTAAGCACTGTATCTATCGCTCTGGTCATAAAATTATCATCCGCAGTGTATGAAAAACTACTTGAGGTCTGAATATTTCCAGTCACTCTAATAGGTCTTACCCCCATAGGTCTCATGTGTTCCTTAACCGTCGTTTGCTCACCTGAGGGTAAACGTCTTTGATGTTGCCTAACTACGTATTTATAATTAGGGTCTGTTTCAGAGTCACCCATAAGGTTTGATGCATAAGGAGCAGAATACCTTATAGTAGCACCGTCACCTGTATACGTTAAAGAGCCGCTTTCTTTTAATGCCCCAGAACGTACTGGGACAGTTTTCTGCGACTCATTAAAGATACGCCCTACAACTTCTTGTACGACAGTGAGAAGTGATTTCTTTAAGTTTGTAAGCTCCTGATCATCCATAGTATTTTTATTATACTATATTGCAGCCCCAAACTTCTGGGATTGTGGATGCAAACTGACTGTCAGAAGAATCAAATTTATCTAAACGTATAATTTCTTTACCTACATTCCCGTGTTCAGGATGCCAATAAGTAACTAAATGCTTAGGTGGGGAACTTACATGAAGTCTATTAGTGGTAAATTCGTCTGAGCCTTTCATAGTTCCACATATGTACAAGGCTCCTGTGCCAATATCTATCTCATCTATGCGGTGGAAATGCCCAATCATAACATCATCGAAGTGCTGTTTATCAGCCCATTCTTTATTCTGTTGTTGAAGACCACGCATTTGCCCGACCATTCTAGTAAAGCTAGCGGAACTACCGCCCCCAGAAATAGAATCACCATGCATAATTAAGACGTTCCGTCCTGCAACCTTAAAGATTGTACTGAAGTTTTTAGGGATATGGAACTCAATGTTTTTCTGTTTAGCACAAAAAGCAGCAACCCATTGATACATCATGTGATCCCAGTCCATGTACTTATCTTTAGCTGGAATTTTCCTAGTCATACGACCGTGGTTTCCCACAACCGCTACAACACGAATCTTATCAAAATGTTGAGCAAGCTTAGTGACCGCTTGACCAATTAAGAACGCTCCGTTCATCATCTGTTCCATGCAGTTTCCTATATTAGTCCTAGCTAATTCTTCATGGATATCCCCGCTAACCATATCACCAAGCATAGGGATGATTAATTCGTCTACATCTGCAATGTTGCGTCGGTAATTAGCCAATAAGATAACTTGCTCTACCCAACCATACAAACGTTTGTTAAAGATATCTAAATCGTAGGAGTTGATTCCCGTGGTTTGATCAAAAACAACACGGTCACCAACGTGAGTGTCGGTAAGGGGGGCAACCATTGTTTGAGGCTGGCTCCCCCTAATTGGCTGTTGCTTGCTATTTTCTGTTAACTTCTTATAGTATGGTGACCGGCTTCTAATTTCAGGTAACGCTTTAGTATTATCTCTAATAGCCTCAATAATTAATTCTTTTTTACTGCTATCTTTGATAGAAGACTGGTACAGCTTCTTATAGTATGCCGCCTCCGCCTTATATGTAGCTACCTTTTTGTCCTGTTTAACCTTCTCGTCAACCCAGAAGTTGGCATCATTTAGAACGTCATCTTCAGATTCCCACGGCGATTCTTCCGCTAACTCTGGGGCAAGTTCGTCTGCCATATTAGCCGCAGCTTCATCTATAATTAGATCAATTTCTGAATACCCCTCCCTGTCGTACCATCGTTGAATAGTACTGCGGTGTACGTCTATTCCATATTTTCCTGACAGCCAGTCCCTCAGCCCCGTCCACGTAGCCCCCGCTCTCCTCATCTTCACCAACATTGGTTTTAGTTGTTCTGGAATCGTCATCTATCCTCAGCTTTCTATATTCTAAATATATAACCATACCACACATTATACACGACAATTCCTCGTCGTCAAGTTTCAGGGTTCCTGAACATTTTGGACATGCGGTATCGTTTACTATGTTACTTCTATTCGGCACCCATTCTCCTCGCTTGACTCTTTAAAAACTTTTGGAACTCATACGCCGGTATTTCCATAGGGTGTTTGTATGCGTTCGGGGTTTTTAAAAGATTAAATATATATTTCGTAAACCACTTAAACTTACCCATTATCTCTTGATCTATTGCATGATATGTTTCATGTGCAAACATACCGAATTCATATACAGTTGCTTCAACGTCTCCATACTTACTTTGAAACTTCTCCATTACCACTGGGTAATTAGGGGTGTAGTAAATAGTTCCCCATATAGTTATACCTTCAGGTTTAGACGGAAGTTTCCCCGCAAGTTTACCCACTAGAGATTTTTTTACTACTGGTGGTAAATACTCCGGTCTGCCTTCCTCCGTAAAAATATTGGGGTACGTCCCAAATTCTTTATGTAGTTCCATTCTTAGGGTTTTTACCCACCCCACAGGAAATTTTTTTTCGTAGTCATAAGTTTTTGCCATGTTAGCCATCCAATCATAATAATTGTAAATGCTCTAACTTGTCTATAATTAACTGTTTCGATACGGCTCCAACGGTTCTGCCAAGATTTTCTCCATTTTTAAAGAAGAGTAACGTAGGAATACTCCGTACATCATATTGTACAGGAGTTTCATTATTGTGGTCTATATCAATCTTAGCAATTTGTATAGACTCTTTATATTCAGTATCTAGCTCCTCTAGTATTGGAGCTATTTGTTTACATGGGCTGCACCACTCTGCCCAAAAATCAATAATAACTGGTGCGGTTGTAGAAGAAATGTACTCTTTAAAATAAGCATCATCTATAGTTTGAATCATTATTTACCACTTTACCTTATCTGATTGTTTTTTTGCTATTGCCTTACAAATTAAAACAAACTCTTCTTGGTCATACTGTTGTTTCATCATATTTACTTGTTTGATAACTAATTGAATATTTTCTTTAGTATATCCTTTTGAGCTATCTATTCTATCTATTGAAGCCTTAGAGATATTTTTACCCGCTCCTGATTCAGGGAAGGTTATATCCCAACCTGTTAAAGCACATTTACTATCTTGTTCTTCCATAACATCTACTACATCATCCATTGATAGTGACCACTCAAGGTTTCTAAGTTCAGCAGACGCTTTAAACTTATTAAACCAAGATATTCTAATATTCCTGTACCAACCCCTGTGAGAGTTTTCAGTTATATTGTTTGAACAGGCTTTACACAGCTTTTCTAATTTAAAAGACATAATAGCATAATTTCTACGTAAATATGTTTGTTCTTTTTTACATCTAGAGCAGGGTTTAGCCCATCTACCATTTTCTAATTGTTTTACTTCCATAGGAAGCTCTAAAGCTGTTGGCATTATTTTATACTCCACTTAATGAAATCGCTCCAATATGCGGCAGACATTTTGCCACGTTTTATATTTTTTGCGTGTCTTGCTTTAAAAGCTTTTCGCCTTGCTTTGTCAGCCTTGCTATCAGACTTTTCCGCCTTACCTTCACCACTCACCCCTTGT